TTATTATTCTTCTTTTCTATCTTACTTTTTATGTATTCAATACTTCTTTTCTTTTCTGCTAATCTTTTGATATAAATATTGGAATCAATCGCGCCGGATAGATACTGAAACCACGTTGTATTTATGTCAGTGTTGTTTGCATTTATTTCTTTTGTCAGTTTTTCTAAGTTGTTTTTTGTGTGTCTAACTAGTGCTATTGTGTTTAATATACGCATTTCTATTGCAATTATTTTATTATTGTTATACAATATTATCATTACCGAATGAAACTCGGTCAATGTTTCAATCTTAATTAAGATCACTTTTGAAAAACCACCTTACAATACTTAGCGGTATGAGGTGGTTTTTTTAGATTCTAAAAACTAATATCATATCCTTTGACCAAATATCTTCCGCCAGCATAAGCATTATATGGCAATCTTAAGATTAATATTTCTGTTGCCGACAATGCAAAACCGACAGGGCGTTCGACATCCTGTAATGCTGTTTCCGTTATTTCTCCATTGTTAGCATAATCGATATAAGACATAAACCCAGGTGTTAGCCCTGATTGGTTGGCGTCAATGCCAACATAACACACCGATACATCATTTCCAGTGGTCGCTGAATTTTGGGCAAAACCAAAATTATCGGCGACATAATTAATCCCGTCGGCGTCTGTTTTGTACAATTTACCGTCGGAATAATTAATGGAAACTACTTGTCCGGCTGTTATGTTCTCGCCGGCTATCTTGGTGTAACAAATATTAGTCTGTGTATATAGTTGTCCCCCGAATGTCACTGCCCTGTAATCGGCAATGGCTGTTATTGCTCCACCGGCACAAGTTACTTTCGACAATGGCGAACGAGTGACAGTCCAGCCAGTAGTATTAATCTCAATTACTCCGCTAGAGTTAATCTCCACATAGTTTGAAGCCGAATCAGTCACTGAAATATCAGTCCCACCGGCATAGGTGACTAATGTATTACCTACCCGCGCCGAACCTTCTCCAATATCAATTCTTAAAGCTGTGCCTGATATTGCCCGCCATGTTTTTAGGCGATCATCGCCGGTAGAATATATGTCATCAATATCGGCATTAATCAAATTCATTTTTGTCGCATTGACTTGATCACCACTAGAAAAAGTTGTGCTATTAATTCGAGGCATAATATTATATTAAAAAATAAGTTTAAGAAATTGTCAAGGTCACATTCACGATAATGGTCTCGTCACTTGCGATTGTCTCGTTAATATTAATGTGAGAAAGCAATAATCCACTATCGACAGTGCCACTCCCGTCAATAAATACTCCAATCTCCCGATAGGTATTCCCACCCACCTGATAACTGTCAAAATATTTATCCAAATAAGCGACATTGGCGACTGCCTCCCGATTAGTAAAAGTGTCCCGTATTGTCTCTGTTCCAAGTTTGGTATCAGTATTAGCGACTGCAGTGGCATTGCTTCCCAAAGCCACATAATTTGCTTTCAACGTGTAACTAATTGAATTACCGGCAATCAAATCTGCCAATTCATTTCTGAAAACATTGGGTACAATGTTATGACCTTGCCATACTCGACAACCTAATCCTTCCAATGTTTTTTGACTGGAAGTCCGGAATGCTTGACTGATTATATTACGAAATCGGTAAGTATTTTTAATTGTTTTTTGATATGTTTCAATTAATTCATTTGGTACAATTGTGAGTTTGTAATTCACTTTTGCACAAATTTCTTGATTTGTTTTCATGTTATTTTTATTAAAAATTAAGCTAACATTGAATAACCAACAATTGCCGGATTGGTTTCGCTGTCTGTGGTGGTGTCTTGCAATACAATCTTTCCAACATTAATTGTGCCAATTGCATAACGGACAGTAACCTCGATATCAATATAATGAGTACCGGCATTGGTGGTGAAGTTGGATAAAGTGTGTTTGGCATAATCTTGCTTAGATATTAATGAAGTACAAATTGTATGTGAGGCAAGACTGGAGCTATCTTCATTATTGTCGGCATATTCTTTGACTAATATTTCTCCCCCACCATCAAGATGAACGCCGGTCATGGTTGTTGGTATCTCAACGAAGGCGTAAGCATTATATTGAGTACCAGGCGATACCACCAATCTACTTCTTAATCTAACATTCCCACCGGCGATTGAATCAGTGTCAGTTGTAACTGATAGAGATTTGCCGGTGTTGTAATTACTAGAGGCGTCAAATGTTGCCAATGCCCCAGCCCCTTGTCCGGTAAACTTCACTTTCCAACCGCTGTTTTTGGTACCGGATGTAATGACTCCGCTTGTGGTTCTATTTCCAGCCTCATACTCAAACAAAAATACTTTCTTGAACTTTGACCCGACTGTATATTCATCGGCGTTAATATCTTGGGTTGAGGCGTCAGTTAGTGTGATTGTCTCATCCTGGTTAACTGATATTCTCACCACATCATTAGCGGTAGTGTTAATCTTGCCGGTTTTCTTTAGTAGTAATTGGAAAAACTCAATCAAGCCAAAAAAGCTACTTCCGCATGATATACGATACAACCAGCGGTCATTATCCCGTGATTTTCGCCCGACCTTCTGAATCAGAAAATCATCATCAATCGAGCGACTTGAGTCTTCTATGTGAATAACTTGGCCACTTTCTAGCCCATCAATTTCAGTTTCAAAATCAGCCGTGATAATAGCATTTTTATAGGCGTCCACTTCCGCCTTCGCACGGGCGCGGGCGTCCGCCCAGGTAGAGATTGTTTTATCCTCAATCAATGCTCCGTCAAATATTCCGTCGCCGTGTCCGAGTAAGGTGGCAACAAGCGCCGGACTGGTGGGGTCGGTGTAACGGTATTGAATTGGATAATATGGGTAATAGGTTAATTTAATTTTTGTGCCGGATGAGGGTTTGACAATACTTCCTAGTTTCAAAACCTTTTCCGAAAAATTTGTTATAAAATCATAATCAGCCGGATCAACCAGATTTTCGGCGCCGTCGGTCTTCAATACATATCCGGCCCCAACGTCCACATAAACAGATAAAGTATTAAATCTATAATCTATATTCCAAGATTCAGCCTCACCATTACATAAGATATATTGTGTGTAAAGTTCGGTGGCCGGTGTCTCATCGCCGACTACCGCCTGTCTATTCTTAAGTTGGCTTATGTCCGCTGTAATGCCTAGATTAGAATAATTGACGCTTGTATCGGTGAGATTGAATGGTGACAATTCATCATAATATTCAAAGAAATGCAGATCACGGTCATAATCAACGAACCAAAACATCTGTTGGCTTTTGGCAAGTTCCTCGACAAGTACAGTCGGCTTGCGAAAATTACTTGGTACACGCTCAAATAGATTAGTCCCACGTTCGCAATTATTAAGCGTGAATCCGTCTTCCGTTCCTTTTGAAATATCAAAATGAATATTGCCGGTTGGTATTTCTTGGGTGCATAATACCTGAATTTCTAGGTATGTGATTCCTGATAAATCAGGAGTTCCATTTACGTCGCAATCAGCCAGTTTGAATGTCCAGTAGTTCCAGCAATCATCTTCTCCAAGTCCAATCATTCCAGCCGATCCGGAATAATAATCTGTGTTGCTCGATCCTATTTTATAGGTAATATTTGTGATCTTATTCCCATATCCTTTGCCGATTTTAAACCATAATCGATAGGCGTCAATATCGCTACAATCAACGGCGGTAATTGTCTTGTACCAGATAGCCAATCCAGCCCCGCTTGTGCCTGTCTGTTGGCTCTTGTTACCATCGATCAAGTCGGTAGTGTCATCGGTCATAGACAGGGCTACGCTCTCGCCAGTCCATTCGTCATCTTTGACTAATCCAATTTGAGTTTTTGACAAAACATCGTCGGCAATAAATAGCTCGTCAATCTTGCCATCGAAATATTCCGACCATCTCGAACCAATGTCTGGTGCGGTTGAATATGAATCACTTGCCAATAATGTACCGGTATAATTGTCATATTCTCGGTCTAATACGCCATTTATGTAAAATTTAATACTGTCATCGTCAAAAGTAATTGCCACATGATACCAAGTGTCATCGGCAAGGCTTGAGGTGCTATCATACCAGCCTTGAGTGGTTGATCCATTGAGCCACACCCACAATTTGCGATCTGTCCCGAACGAATGGGCAATCTTCCAATCGCCGAAATCAACAATATAATTAAACCCAGATTGGACATCACGGCGATAAATCCAAAAAGCAACCGTCCCCTTAGTCAATCGCATGTCTGAATATTCTTCCAGCCACACTCGCTCATCGGTAGCGTCCATATCAAGACAATAATGCGATCCGTCGTGTCCGGTCTCATAGGTTATTCCGTCATTGGTCAGGTGACCGACATGACTCTCAACGTCGTCTAATACTTCTTCACCGCTTCCTTCGTCAAACCTCCATAACCAATAATCAAAGTTATTATTGGCCGTCCAAGCTGATTCAAAATTATCGAGTGTCACTTCGCTGTCATTGGCGACATACTTATATATAATCCTCCCGATAACTTCTCGACTGTACATGTCTTCATATACTGCCACGACATTTTTGGCGTCAAACCGGCGCGAGTAATCACTCACATTGACTTGATATCTGAATGTTCCTGAATTTCCCAGTTCTTCATCGGGGTTTTCCAAAACCATTCCAGCAAATATCTTACGCCCGCAAGCAACACCGGCCGACAATCCGGCGGATAGACTGGTGGCGATAGTGATTGTATTGAGTGACGTATCAATGGCGGATATTACCGCCTTAACGTGCGTATTATTAATATCGAGATAAATAATATCATTGACTCTGAATTTTGAGGTATAAGCGAAAGTGTCGTTGACATATAGAATGTTGGTACTTATCGCCGAATCCTGCCGTAAAAAAAACCCTTCCCATATCTCAATCTCATTTCCTTCCGATACCGAATAGGCATTAACAACAAAACTAGCTGTGTTAGCTTGATTGTTAAGCGTGTCATCTATACTGATACTGTCTCGCTCCACATATTGAGTAATATCAGTTCCATTTTTGAATACTTTAATCAATTAGTATGAATTAAATGAGTATGTATTTGAAAGTTTCTTGATAATTGTGTCTCCGATTTTGTTGGCAAAATCTTTGTCGTTGCCGTATAGATTGTTTCCGGTGATATTGATAGTTATCCCACCACCTCCTCCCATTACTCCCAGTTGTCCACGGGAATTTCGTTTTAGTGGCATGATAGCTTCCGGCCCAGCCTCGCCCATCAAGCCCATTCCGCTTGCCATTGGGAATATGGTTGGTGAGTTTACTATTCCGCCGGTGGCGAATGGTACTATATTGCCGTTACTGAATATATTACCGTTGGCGTTTGGAGAACCTGAACCGCTTATCCAATTCGTCACTTTATTAATTGTTTGGATTATTGGATTATTCTCGACTGCACTCTTAAGATCAAGCCAAGATTGTTTTGCATTAGCAACCATTTCATTGAATATGGCAACAACTGTATTCTTTTTTTCTGTGAATATTCCGACAATTGAATCCCAAATACCTTGCGCAATTCCTTTTATTCCTTCCCATTGATTTTGAAAACCGGCTTTCATTATTACCCATGCTTTATCCCAATCACCTGTTAATATTCCCAATCCAATTCCAGCTACTACTTGAATTTGACCAAACCATCCTTGAAATAATCCCTTTATTATTTCCCAGGCTGCGTTTATTTTTGCTTTGTTTCCTTCAATATGTGTGTCCCATAATTCCTGTATATATTTTAAACCAATTTCCACATATGGTTTTAATTCATCGATTGTCTTTGTAATCTTATTTTTAATTATTTCCCACGCCTCGGTAATTATCGGAAGATAAACAGTTTTAAATATCTCAAATTTTTCTTTAATAAAATTAACCCATTCCTGCACCTTGGGCATTGTCTCTTTAATCCAGTTGAGCATTGTGTCTTTGAATTTAATAATTGCGTCGGCAATAGCCGGAATCCACACCTTTGCCCCTTCGACAAACTTATCCTTCCAGCCTGGTATGTGTTGATCAAGATAGCTTTTGATTTCCATTATTGCCGCTACTACTACTTGGCTCATTGCTGTCCACGCCTCGGTAAATAATGGCGCCCATGCTTCCCAGACTTTAGCAAATTCTGTCTGGATAATCCCCCATACTTCTATAACTGCGTCTCTTATTCCCCACATGTTATTGGTCCAGATTGTATATAATCCATAGACTGCAGCGATTAACCCGCCAAATACCACTGCCACGACTGCGCCAATTGCCAATATTTCCGGCGCAAAAATTGCCCCAGCGACGGCGGCGACTGCCTCGAATGTAGAAATTATAGTGGGTAAAGCAATTAATAATCCACCGATTGCGGTAACAACCAACCCTAATCCAGTGCCAACGGCTACTATTTGAGCGGTTAATTGAGGATTTTCTTTCACCCAATTTCTCGTATTTTCCAACATCGGCATAATCGCTTTTGCTAAATCTTTTGCATAAGGTAAAAGTTGATCTCCAATATCTCTTGCCAATAAAGTAAAATTATCAGACATATTTGACAATAGTCCATTAAGCGTTTTAGATTGTTCAATCATGAGATTATTAAATCTACCACCCTCACCACTCATATTTTGGAATGCTTTTTCGACAATTTCAAAACTTATTCCCCCCTGTTCTCCAAGTTCTTTGACTGTCTCGATTGGCACTTGCATAACTTTTGCTACTTCATCCCAAATAGGAATACCTGCTTGAATAAATTGGCGTGCTTCTGTTCCATATAATTGGCCAGCAGATCTTACCTGTCCATAAGCTAATGCTACTTGTTCCAGTGGAACAGATAACCCAGCCGATACATCACCTAATGATTTTAATGTAGGAAGTATTTTTTCTTGCTCAATTCCCATCGCCATTAATTGCTTAGCTGATGATTCCACTCCTGGCAATGTAAATGGAGTTCTGGCAGCGAAGTCAGTTAATTCTTTTAGTAAGGCCTGTGATTTTTCCGCTGATCCTAGCATAGTAGTAAACGATACTTTGGTTTGTTCAAAACGCGCCGATTCAGTTAGCGCACTCTTTCCTATTCCAACAAATAAAGCTGTCATACCAGCACCAAGTGCCGTGATTCCGATTCCAACCTCACGAGCATTACTGGCAATAGTAGACAGTGATTGCTTGGCATTATCACCGAATTGTTTAACTGAATTACTGGCACTGGCAAGTCCAGCACTCATATTGTTCTGCAAATTCAATTCTACTTTGACTTGTGTGTTTGCCATTATTTTTTATTATTAAATTTGGCTTCTTTTTGAAAAATTAAAATAGCGTCTTCTATAAAATCAGCGTCAAATTCAGTTTCTAGTTGTCTTTGTGTACAACAAAATCTCTCACATAGTTTTACGTCAACAAATCTATCGACAAATTTTAACTTTTCTTTACTTGTAATTAAAACTTTATTTCCGGAGGCCATACTATCAAAACAACGATTCTTCTCAATTATTCTGTCTTTTGAGCCCCTTTTTTTAGGTCTTCCTTGTATTCATCCAAAGTTTTGTCTTCCATGGCAGCCAATATCGTTGATAAGTCATCATCCAGCATTTTATCAATGTGCTCGGACGTTAGTTTTATGTCTTTCCCTTCTGAATCCACAAAATTACTTTCAACTATTAACAATGAAATTAAATCAACCAAATAACCAAAATGCTCATTAAGTGAAGGTTTAGTTACTGTGCCATATTTTTTAAACAATGATCTTTGTTCTTGAATGGTAGGTTTTTGATACATTTTAATTTCTGATCCTGGCATGGATGGTAATGTAATATCAATCACCCTTCTATTCACATTGAATTGAATTTTATTCATAAGTAATAATTAAAAATAATTAAGTAAATAATGGCGGTTTTGCGACTGATCCGCCAACAGTATTAAAAATTAGTCCAGATAGGAGGCTTCGGCGTTGTAAGCAATAGCTCTGATTGCCCGCGCGTCACTAGCATTATATTTACAGTCACATTCCAACTCAACCATCAAGACGTCATCACTACCTTTTGAATAATCCAATTTAGTAATGATAGCTTCTGAAATTTCAAACTTCAAACCATAATGAACAGCATTGGTATCAGTAGCCGATACAATTTGATCATTTTTAGCCTCCAAAATTATTGCCTTGCCCAATGATTTTAAGAAAAGATTTTGGTCATCTTTTGTCACAAAATATTTCTTCATTTTCAAAGTAGCGTCAAAGCCTTTTTTGGCGTACAGACTTGGGCCACGGCCATGATAACCAGCAAGGACATTAGTTCCGTACATGGTTTCGCCGTTATTCATAATAGACAAAGCCCAATCGAATCTATTGATTGCACTGGCAGCATCAGCCGCAGTTAAGTCTGCTCCGGTCTTAAATGACCAATGATGAAACATGCAAGGTCTGAATGTCCCATAGGTAGGAGTCTGAGGCTCAAGAGTTACGCGCGCCTTGTTGGCGATAGTGTATGAATTACCAAGGGTAGCAATAGTAATAGTGCCATTGGCGGTACTCAATGAATCAATGGCGTCCGCTTCGCTCTGTGGCGTCTCGTCATACACTCGTACGGTGTCGGCGGCGACTAGCCCGCCAATAGAATCAAGTTTGATAGCTACAGATGATCCGGCGGCGGTATCTTCAAGCAAATCAGCCTGATCAAAAAATCCAAGTGACTTAAAATCTACTTTGATTTTTGTTGTCTCGTCGGTAGCACTAATCTCAACGCTGTCCACATAAGCACCAAACAATCTATCAACTTGATATTCTTGCTTGTCGGTGGTGGCACTGTCAGTTGAACCGAAAGCCTGCTCAAGCGTAAACGATGGCGCTGTGTCAGCAATTATCATGGTGTGAGAATAGACACTAGCGTCTGTCGCGCTTGATATATCAGCACTAGTCAATCCGCCCAATACCCCATATAGCCAATAAACTGAATCGGTGTAATCATACTCAAACTCAAGCGATACATCAGTGTTAATCTTTCCACGGAAATAATTTAAACTGTTGTGGCGGTTGTTCTGAATTGAGGTATTCTTAATAATCGTTTGCTCCGCCCTGATACTGCCTTCCGGAAATCTTAAAAAGTGAGTTGGTTTCAAAGCTGTTCCGGCGGTGGTTTCCTTAATAACTGCCATGTATCCTTTTTTTGTGTAAGCCATATTATTCCTTATATATTATTATTCTTTTTCAATTCCTTTAAATTTCTTGTTTCGACCTTCCTTTTTTTCTTTGACTTCTTCGTCTACTATTTCAAAATGATTGCACAATTCCATTAATCTCTTACCCATGCTGTCGCTTAATTCCACAATCTCGCCGTCATTGGTTGCCGGTACATCGACAATTTCCAATCTTCGCCCTGAAATGTTTCTAAGTTTCATAAAATTCCTTATATATTAAATTATCTATCGCCTATAATGAGAGCCAAACAATTAACTATTACCTCAAATGTTGGATAGCCACGATCTTCATTCATTACATACTCGACCGTGGTTGGTCTAATGTCATCGCACGCCTGCACGGTTGCCCCTGTACTATCCACATAAGTCATACTCTTGTTACGCTCAATAGTTCCGCAAATTGTATATTGTCCGGTGGTTCGGTCGGCTCCGGTCTTCTCTGTTTGTTGGATAGCCTTCTCGACCATATAGACTTTATCTAGTACGCCCTTTGTGGCGGTTCCGCCAGTAGAATAAGTGCCAGGAGTAGAAGTATAAGCAACGCGAAAACTATTGGGCGTTGGTACATCATATATATTGCCTAATTTATTAAAAGCTGTTGGGGTAATTCCATCAATCGAAATACTATCACCAACAGAATAACCATGGGTGGCTACTGTAAATGTCACATATCCACCGGACCAGACCGCATTGGTAATAGTTTTAGCATTTTCGATATTATTATTGAAAAAGTTTTTTTGGTTGTATATAAGACGTATCTGGACGCTTGACCGTTTCTTATCGTATTCAGTCCCAAAACTCTCATACTCGGTACTCATTGGCATAACACAAATAACCGGAAATAATCTTTCCGGAATAGTCTTGGGATCTCCAAAATAGATCCTTGTTATATCAGCGAGTGGCGAACTTGTACCTGCCTTTGATTGTTTGAGATTATAAATAATCCCTTCGATGAGTCTATCCATTGTAAATAAATAAGTAAGTAATTATTTGAGACGTTGCTGTAAACTTTTCTCTACGCTTTTTTGAAACACTTTGACAATTTTTTCGTTCGTCTTTTCATTCAAATCTATCAATGCTCTCTTAGCCAACTTTCCTCCGCCTGATTGGTGATAACCGGCGTAATCAGCGTTAAATGTCATACTAGCGGAAGTGTCGCCGGACTTCTTAGTGATATTATCTTGAAGGTTTCCCGTCCACCTTAATATCCCTGGATTGCTTGGTGATTTCTTATAATATCCCCAGCGTTTAGATCTTGCCTTGGTAGTAGTAGCAGATAGTCCTTTCCATGCCGGACTTTTCTCTAAATTTCTGCCTTGAGTTTTAAATATTTCATCTTTTCGTTCTTCAATTACATCTATCGATTCACTCAATACCGGTTTCAAATTCTTCATGTCAACCGCTACATCGCGCAAGGCTCTTGCTAGTTCAGTTGCCCCGTTGATTGTAATATTGATTTGCATTTAAAAAACATCATTAACATCAAATATATTATCACCCTCTACCGCTCCGGTTGCCGAAATTTTACCGCCAACATTGGTACTGCCTCGGTCATATTCTGCGTTGTTGCTATCTAATAAAACAATCTTTTCATCTTCCAAATCCTGCAACATTGATTTTGCCAGATTAAGTTTGGTGTAACCATTCTTGTCGCTGTCCTGCGCCTCTGCGCCGTATTCTTTGATGAGAAGTAATCCACTGGCCCATAATGTTTCAACTGATTGAAGGTAGGCTTCGGCTTGGCTATTAGTAAAGTTGGTTGATAGTTTAGTGGCGTCATAGATCCGCGCCACAAATCCGACTACCGCCCCATGGGCCATTGAGACGTAGGAAGTCAAAGTGGCTTCGGTTAAGTCGGTATTATTGGTAAAACCGCTTTCATCTCGTACTAATTGGTTAGTTGTATAAGCCATCAGACTGTTTTATTAAGAATTTTATCTAAATATTTTTTTAAGTAATCAACCACCTGGACCGGTACATCAAACCCTAATTCTCGCAAGTTTTCCAAGACTGATATTGAGTCGGTCAAGAATATGAATACAAAGAATAATGATAGAAAAAATGTGTTGGTCATTAACATAATATCCATTCCCCTACCAATGATCAGAAATACACCATAAATAAATAATTTGATTATTCCCTTGAATATCCTGCTTGATTTTATATTTTTATATCCTTCTTCCCAACCGATAAACTCTTTATCTTTGAAGAATTGTTTGGTAATTCCGGATAAAAAATCAGCTAAATAAATAAGCACAATCGCAATAATAATTTCACTTCTCCCGTCGAATATCCCCCCAAAGAAAGCTAAAATACAACCAACAATCAATTTAATTTCGTTGGAGTCACCCAGTAACCTATCAATGTTTGTGGTGAACATTTTGGTATAGTTATTCATTTACTTTGAGGTTTAATTCTTTTATCACTTCTTCAATTACCAATCCTTCTTCGGCTTTGTTTGCCTCTAATTCTTTAATTTCTTGCTCGGCGTTGGGATAATCCTTATTCGCCTTGATAGCCTCGATTTGTTTATCAATCAATAACTGGTGCTCTTTCAAATCTTTGATTGAAAATTCCCCATATTTCTCACTACCGGCAATCATTTTTAGCTCATCTGCTATCTCAATTACTTTGTCATTCTCATCATATTGCTTTTCCATTTCCGCTAATGAATATTTACTCATTTTTTATTCCTTATATTATTAATTACCTAATCTCTTATATCCAATTCTTGATACGCCAGTCGCTCCACTTGTTAGTTTCCAATCTCCGGTTGTAGCGCTGTTTTGTTTGGCATATAGGCTTATTAGTGAGTTTGGAGTTTCAACCTTAACAATCCAACTAAAGTGAGCGGTGAAGCTATTCACGCCAGCCAAAGCGGCTGCTAAAATTGGAAAGCCAATTCCTTTGCGTTGAGAGTTAGCCACAGCGTTTCCGTCTTTATAAAGTTGGTATAGTGAATAGTTGGCGGCTGCACTAGCGGTCACGCCGGAGGCATCTTCGTGTATATCGGCAGTTATTTCGTAAGTTCCAGCCTCTGGAAGTCTTAATTCAAGATTGCCGGAAGTTCCAAAAGCTACCACCGCAAGACTTGTAGTAAGAGTGTAATCAGTACCACTACCTTGCAACATATTGCTCTTGGTATTTGGCAGTTGCTTAATCGTGTTGATCTCTTTTCTAGTATCAATCAACTCCTGCACGATATTCTTTTGTGGAATATTGAAGATTATTTCAGATTGCAGGCTTGGGTCTTGAGTGGAGTCCGCACTGTTGGCAGGAGAGGCAAGATAATAAGTATTTTTGGTTGGATTGGAGAAGGTTGTCGTACCATAACCAACTTTGTAGGTAAATTTCAAATCATCTTCGGCACTAGATAGGGTCATGTATTCGCCGTCATTGAGAATATATCCGGTGGTACTGTCTGCACTACCTGTTCCAACTTGTTGGGCATTGGTTGTACCCGCGATGTTTATATTGACACAAGGGTTTGTTTCTTGTGAATTATCGAAGTCTGTGAATAGTACGCCGTAAGCTATAGAACCACCAGAATCCATAAACTCAAAACAAGGTTGGACAACTCCATTTTCGTTTTGAAATTTATTTAATCTGAAATAAACTCTGGCTGGAGCGCGTCTTAATTTGACTGCTTTGGTTTCCTGAATAACTGAATTTATTGGATACATAATTGGCATTGGAATAGAAGAAGTGTCAATGTCCATCTTTACAATAATCGAAGACACATATCCAGCCCCAGCCGAGGCATAAGGTCTAACGTATAATACATTTCCTTTGTATTTATCGGTTTCGATGAGTATAGTTCCGGATATTTCAGCCAACGATTCAAAATCAGTAAAATTAATATTGTCTTCGGATAATTGTACTTTTACTGTTTCTGCGACGGTTAAACTACCGATATTAACAATAATTGACACTTTCTTGATTGGCAACAATGAATTAAATTTAAATGTTGCGTAATTTGTCGTTGAACACAACAATCCAGAAGATGAAGTCTGCAATAATCTTGATGTTCCTACCCGTCCGCTTATATCTGATATTGGCTCTACTAATCCACTTCCAAAACTTCGGTAGAAATCCAATGTGCCTTTCTTCAAATCATATATACCATCATTTACTATTCCATCTCTATCGGCTAGTAACTTGGTACTAACACCATTACTTATTAACTCAAATCCTTCACTGCTGCGGGCGTAAAGGACAATAAAACTAGCGTCTTCCAAGTCATCAGTGGTGTTTGTTTTCAACGTGCCATCGGCAACGGTTGACGTGAGGTGAAAATGATAAGCCCCACTCGTCCAAAATTCACCAGCACTAAAATAATTCCAACCAGCAACAACACTAGCATTAAGAATTGTTGACAACGTCCCACCACTAACCAAGTTATTACTAGCGTCATGAAGTGACAAAGTTAAATCACCAGTACCCTTATCTACTACATACACCCCAATTTTATATAGTTTCTTTTTGGTCGGAGTAAATGTCTGTCGATGAGTTGCCTCCTCGCTAATGGCAACCGGCATGGTGTAGGTGTTGGTATAGGCGGCGGTGGCGTCCAATGCTCCGTCAATTCCATCAAAACTTGAATTACCAACGAATATCGGTTTAATCTGTGATGGAAAAGCATTGGCATTGGTGGTGTCTGTTTCTACTTGCAATAATTGAGCTCCATTCCAATCGAAATAAGCGTCTTGGATAGTACCGGCAACCATATTATGCAAACCAATCACCATATAGCCAGCAGTAGCGCCGGTAGTAATAGTAGCTTGCAATAATGTCCAATCAACACTACCAGCACCCAATTTGTTTGAAGTGGCGGTAGTCAGAGTAGTAAATGAGGTGTCATAGGTGTTAATGGTGGCATAGACACTATCAGCGGTCAGTAATTTTCCTTTCGCAAAAATATTGAAAATGTATTTAGTGCTTGCTTTGACTGGTATTAACAATCTTTTTGTACCGGCAAAAGTGGCCGATAAATCATCGGCGGTATAGATTGAGGCTTGACCGGTGGCGTCTGTTGCTGATAACTTGATTGAACATCTCCCCGTACGAGTGATAGCGGTGTCAAATTCCGCTGATACAGCGGTGGCGGTTCGGACCATGTATAATCCAAATCGTTCCAAACTTTCCATAAATCCGGTATCAGTAATGGCGGTGTCGCCTGTTCCTTTATCAATACATTTTTGCAATCCACCTTTATTTGTCACCTGTATACGGTCAGAAGTAGGAGCTTGGTCTAGTAATGAAGTCCAATAGACATCAGTCAAATCTTTGAAAACATAATAGGAAGCGGTCATTGAAGTTCCGGTGTCCGCTTTCTTCCCGCGCCCGTGTCCGGTGACATAATCAATCCAGTAATCGCCATTGGCAAGTGAAGCGTCTGGTGTTCCGGTGGCAACTTCATTGGTGAAAGTGGTTGAAGTGAGGACAAGTGAAGTATCGCCATCACCACCCAAATAACTATTATTGGCGTCAAGGATTGGCTTTTTTGCCAAATAAAAGTCTTTGATAGTTCCGGCGGCGCCGGCGGTAATCGCTACTGTTTCACCAGTTACCGCAACCGGTGACATTCCTGTGATAGGAATTGAAACAACTCTTGATAATTGTGTAACTGGCATATTTTACCTCTTAATTATTAATCTCTCTAAATATTTTATATGTTGCTGTGCCTGTGGTGTCGGTTGTTGCTTTTTTCCCTCGGCATTTTCCGGTTAGATAATCAACCCAATAATCGCCATTAGCCATCTCGGCATCTTCTTTTTTTGAAATTTCATTCGTGAAAGCGGTTGAGGTAAGTGTCAGGCTAGTGTCACCATCACCACCCAAATAACAACCATTACTATCAGCTATTGGTTTTTTGTTTATGTAAAAATTAACCACAGTTCCAGCGGCACCGGCAGGAATTGTAACCGCTTCACTACTTATTGAATACGCGGTTATTCCTTGCATGGTCATAACTAATCTATTTGCCAAATGTTCTCGTTTGTTCGTCATTATTTTTTGATTAAATAATTTACTCTATAAGGTGGGGATGTTCAGGTCTCCCTACATCCACCCCACCCAAAGAAAAAACTATTCCGTAGCTACTTTTTTTCTACGTCTGCGGATAACTTTTTTTGGTGTCTCCGAGACTATCTCTTGCGAGATTTCCTTATCTTCAATTGTTCCTTCCTTTTGTTCTTGTGGCTCAATTACTTTTTCTTCACATAATTCAGCCATTTTGCAATTGATTAATGCTTTGGCGTCTCGATCTCTCATTTCGCATTCATCGCCTGCAACAAACCTGTCATACCCACTCTCTACATTGCCCAATATTCTTATCCTCATATATCCTCCTTAGTCAGAAATTATATATTCACAGAATAAGTTTAATTTTCCGGCGGTTAGAGTATCAACAGCACTTGTCAAAACCAATTCTCGTTCGGCAGTTGTCTTAATCGTGGCGGCGGCTTGTAATACGGCTAATTCCAAAGCGGTATCATGTGCGGCGTCGGCTCCCAATGTAGCAGTACCAATCAAAGTACCATGTACGCCAGCGTTCCAAGGTTCTGTCCCATCTGATATTGCAATTGCAGCCACAAAACAATCGTCACTTTGAGTTACCAATCCAATTTTGATTGTTGCACTATCGGTAGCGCTAGTGAATGTAGTTACCACATCGTACCAAGCCCGCAAGATGATCGCGTTGTCAGGGATATATACGCCTAATGTATGAGCTCCAGCGGTGGCAACGTCAACGCCTACTTCATAAGTAGCACAAGCATACTTTAGCGGGAATAAACCTTCTTCTTTTTCAACTGCACCACGTTTCATCTGAATTTCAGGAATAACCATTTTCATGTCTTGAATAATTTTACCCATTTTATTTCTCCAAAATTATTATGCAATTAAGCAATTGCATTTTGGATAAAGTAAGCGCAACCAGGAGCGACTGCTTTTTGGTCGTAATACATTCCACCGGCACGAACGAATAGTCCTTCTCTATCTTCTTCATCTGAACCACGCAATCTCTTAACTACCATATCAGTTCCCATCCATTTGTAGGTGAACCCGAGTGTTACCATTTTAGCTTCAACTTTAGGGGCAATATATGCCAACCAAGCGTGTTTGCCCCAAACTTGAGCCAAGCTGTCAGTTTGACCTTCGTCGGCGTCATTATAATTAGCATCGCCGATCAAGATGTTTTGCACGTCAAATGCTTCCGCAATCAAACTAGCTGTCAAAAATCCTTTACCGGAATATTTGATTCTTTCAATTAACGCAGGGTGTCGGCGAAGTTTCAAGAATACTGAGTAACCAATAATTATCGTATTTGGTTTTTTGCCAACTGCGTCCAAAACCGCCAAATTACCTGTTTCTATTTGAGCAAATGGATCACTATTATTCAAGTCGCTCCATTGAGAAGTTCCGGAGAGGGTAGTGTAAGAAGTCAGGTTTGAAGTTGACGACATGTATGATGCTAAAGAATATTCTTTGTCCAACATTAACCTATCAACTACATTTTCGGTTGCATCAACATACGGATCTGTCGGAGTTATTGCATTCTTTAAATCTTCGTTAGGCACAAACATTTTTAGCGCATGATCTTTACAGAAATAAGTTGACCCTTTGCTCAAACCAAGTTCTACTTCATGAGAATTGGCTCCCTTATCACGAGAAGTATCCTCACGTCTCATATTGCTTTTGTCATAAACAAAATGTTGAAAAGATTGTAATTTTACAGGCAATGGAGTGAAAATTTTATCAGCAATATAGTTTTCGTTCTTGTAGGCGATAGCGACATTTGTCAACATCGGATCTACACCTAAATATCTATTAGCCATTTTTTTTCCTTATAGTTTTAATTAAATTTAAGCGATGTAAAGATGTTCAATACACAATTGGACTGAGAAAATATCACCAGCGTCAGCGGCAGTCAAAGCCCGACCAATTACGATATTGCCGTCAGTTGTGGTTGCAATACCAGTACCGTCGGTGTGGGTAGTAATAAAATCACCAATATTAACTGAACCACCAGCAATAACCTTAGCAATTCCTTGATGTTGATAGGTAGCAGGTGTTCCGGCTCCGCCGTCATTTGCGCCTTGAACCAATACACCAACGATAAAGTCAGTTGCACTTTCGGCTACTTCCAATTCACCAGAAGCGTCCAATTGACAGATATAATATTCTTTTGCGCTCAAATCTTCACCAGCTTCAAGTGAGTTATAAGCACCTGTTTGTTTGTAGGCCATTTTTTTTCCTTTAAATAAAATTATTGATTAAGTTCTTTTTCGTATTCAGCAAAGAGCTTTTCGTTTGTTCTAGCCAAATCTTTAATGAATTGACCAAATCCAACTTTATCTTTTACTTCGCCAAACATTTTATCGACTGTTTCTTTGGCGGTAACCTTAGCACCTTCGCCATCGTGTCCAATTTCTTTGAAAGCAGATGTGCGGGCCAATTTGGTTCGAGTACCCAAAACTTTCCAAAGTAAATCACGTTTCTTCTCAGATAAAGACATAGCCAATTCAACAACGTCGTTTTCTTCTTTTGGCAACAATACACCTTTGTCATTACCATCTGAATAAACAAATGATTTAACTTTCTCAACCACAGAAAATCTCCGGTTTTCGTTTTCCAGTTTTGAGATTTGAGCTTTTAGTTCGGAATACTTTTTGTAATCGACTTTTTCGCTTGCCTCGACTACTTTTTCTTCTGATTTCTCTTTGTCTTTCGGTTCATCAACTGGTTCTTCTTCTTTTGGCTCTTCCTCTTTTTCCTCTTCTTCCTTAGGTTCTTCAACTTTCTCATCTTCTTTTTTTTCCGCTTCATCAGATTCTGATTCATCTTTCTTTTCTTCTTCTTTTGGTTCTTCGCCCTTGCCACCTTCATCTGTAAACTTGGCGACAATTCCTTCATACGCTTCTTTGTACTCTTTGACTCCTTTTTCGTGGTCACTCAACTCGTTGAAAGCCGATTCAAGGCTGTTCTTCTCGTCTTTAGTGATAGATTCGGAATCGTTGAGAGTATTGATTAGCTCCAAAAATTTGTCCATTTTTTCTCTCTTAGATTTAGTAAATAAATATATACTTAGTGCTTGGCCGGACGATTCACTTGCCATTAAAGGTTTCATAGCCTTGAAAAATGGCCTATTGGTAAAACCGCCGCCGAGCAATAAATTTGTAAATTCTTCTCCTGTCTCCTCATCCTCATATTCAAACGCAATTTCCGGCGAAAAATAGAAGTAAGCCCCGTCGGATAATATCCTGGAGCCTAGTTTAGTAATTTTAATTTTGGCAAATAATGCCATGCCGTCTTCGGATAGATATAATTCTTCGTACACGCCAAGAGCCTTGTGATCAGGTTCATGATTTTCGTCAGCAACAATCTCAATCCGGCGGGCAAATGAGTCAAAGTTTTGCTTGACTTCAACTAGGTCATTACTGGTCACTTTGATTTTTCCGTATTCCTGATGTTGCCACTCTCCCACACGCATGATCTGAATATCAACAATATCACCGGCGTTATATTGTCTATTTGTATCAAGACTCGAAAAAAACCAAGCATTTAATTTGCGCTCGGTAAGATTTGCTAATTTGTTTTTTTCTTTCGGCATTTTGACATAAAAAAACAAGGATAAAATAGAATTTTCCTCGTTCTTATTTTTTTCCTCGTGTTTTTCTAATATTATTATAACATTTTTTACAAACAAAAAACACCAAACTATGCACCATTCTCTAATACTTTGTCAAATAAATCTTTAAACTTACCTTTGATTGATTGCTTCAACGTCTTGATAGCCTGTTTATGTGACTCAACTCTATTCGGATAAAGTCCGGATGATTCATATTCTTTAACCTTTGCCTCACGATCTGCAATATCATCCTGAATAACTTTGATCGCCATACTTCCCTTTTGGACTATTGGGGCAATCAGTTCTTGTTGGCGGGATATATCGATGACTGATGGAATACTGCTTGGTATGCCGGTTATTTTTGGCTTCTGTGGCTTGAAGATTGTGGTCTTGTCGTCGCCAATCGGTATCTCGCGCGGGGCGTATTCTTCATTGAGTAATTCAACCCAAATTGATCGGCAATTTTGATGGTTTGGTGGTGAATACATTTGTTCTTCTTTGCTTCCTGGTTTGACAATTCTTCCGTCGAGAGAAAGGCAAGTATTTGTAGTACGATCATCCACTATCGCCGAATATTGTAATGCATACACTTTCTCCGGATGTAATGAATACACACTCGCGCGTCCGGTGTTCATTCCCCCGCCTATTGTAAGCGTTATTAGATTGTTCTTCGCTTTGGTGAGTACGCCTGAAATACTATCATTGACTAACCCCACCGCCTCCACTTCGCTCACATTCTTAATATTTCCCGCCGTCTTATTGATTAATTGAGTGGTGGCTAGGGTAGCGGTAGATACAATATCATTAGCAACCTTGGTGGCAAGTTGGGTGTTCTCTACGCGCATGACTCCCTTAATCATTCCACTGGTGGCGGGGATAGCCACATCCATCTCGGTCGCTACCGCTTTCTTGCCAACCTCAAACATTTCCAACTTAATATCGGTAAGCAGTGAGGCAATCTCGGCGGTATATTTGACACTCAAATCTTTTAATTTAGCGACGTCATTGTTTTTGACTGCCTTTTTGACCTGCTCTAGTATATCCTGTGTCTGACGGTCGGTAATCTCTGCCAATGCCTTGTCTAGTTTAGCAATCGCCTTGTCTTGGCTGTCCTTGATCAGATTAAAATTTACTTTGCGTTCGGCAAAGGTGAGGGGTCGCCATGCCTTCGATTCAAAATCATTGAACCTCAGCCCTTTTTTTTTAAGCCGTTGCCAATCCTCGGCGTTGTATTCTTTTTGTAGTTCCAAAATCAGGTTATTGTCTATGTACTGCGACAATTCGCTAAACGAGTTGTCTTTTTCAACTTTATTTTCGTTTATAGTTTCTTTTTTCTCTTTTAAGAAGTCTTTTTGACTCTGGTACTTGTTTTTTGCTTCTTCAATTTTGGTTTTGACGTCTTCAATCCGGTCATCAGCCGTGTCCCTGATATTATCTATGTCATCAGATAACCTATCACGCTTGTCCTCAATTGCTTCCTTTTCTTCGTCCGGCAATCCCTTCTTAGATTTTGAAAGTTGGGAGCGTTGCTTCTGGATAGACTTTATTTTAGCAGATTTTTCCTTCCTTAACTTCTTAATTTCTTCTTGATGGTTTTTTATAGTTGTTTCGTAAACTTTTTTATTATCTTCCATCACCTTTTTATCTGCTTCGGCGATCGCTTTGCGTTCTTCTCGGTCTTGCTTGAGAATGGCTTGAATTTCTTCTTTTCTTGCTTTAATGCTATCCCTGATTCCTTTAATTTGATTATTTAATTGTTTGCGTTGCTCAGCGGTAGCCTTTCCTCTTTCCATATTGGAAATAGCCGATTTGATGCCGTCAATCTGTGATTTTAAATCAGATACGCCACGACTTTTCTCGCCTATCTTTTCTTCTTTATTCTTTTTCCTGGTTGCCCAATATCTTTTTAGCCCTTCTGATATCTTCTTTTTTGTCTCGTCTGATACCGGCTCACGAAACTCACTATTACCAAGATTAGCCAACTCTGCGTCTAACGACTCTAATTCAGCCAATTCATCTTCTGGATTTAATTCTTCGGTTGGTTCCATTGAGTCTTCTGGTATACTTTCAACAGGTTCTTCGACTATTTCTTCTTCAATCTTAGCTGGTAATTCTAGCTTATCTCTTACAGCCTTCTCAACCTCGCTATCCATTGTAATTGTGCCAGATGATATTGATTGATTAATGTTAATAATAGACTCAGACACACTCTCTTTAGTAACTTTACTAAATTTAAGTGTCGGGTAATATTCGACATCAAAATTGAGATCAATCAATTCCGGTATTAAGTACCAATTGAACACATCCTCAATCGTCTTAACGACTCCGTTAATAACCATCACTGTGAAATCTGATTGGTCTTTCTGTAAGGCGTACGAACCGCCTGAATCAAGCTCTATCCATTGGGCCAAAATCACTTTGGCAATTTCTCGGTTGTAGTGATTAATTGATACTTGAATATTGCTGTTGGACAAGGCTTTGGTGTCGGCAAATTGCAGATCCCATCCATCGGCTTTTGGGCCGGTGAATACCACGCCTGTTTCTTTTGTTTGGCGGATGTTGGCGGCGATCTCTTTTGCTTCTGCCACATCTTCGGGGCTTGCTCCCTGCGGTGTCCAGATCATCGGGAATCCTGCCCCGCGTTCGTGACGGATAGCGTCAAATCGATACAATGTTTTCTTGTAAAACCATGGCATATAACATTCTCGACATAAACTCATTCCCTCGTAATTATTTCCCTCACGCCTGTATGAGAATATAAGTAACTTGTCGGCGGGAATATTGATCGTTGTTTGGTTGTTTCCATCTCTCAATACTCCATATTTAACTGATTGAGTAATCCCCGCACTCCCGTCATCCTGTTGCCATTTTTCGATTGATTGTTGGCGTCTGAATGCCAAATCTTTGAGCCAGATATGCTCGCCGTCACTACGATACACCCGCTCGAATACTGAATAACCAAACTCAAGACAGGTTAGTATCTCACCAAGTAATTGATTAAATGGTTTGTCAATGTTTTCAAATAATGCTTTTTCGACAAATTGAGCCACCTCGGCGTCTTGGTCTGATACTTCTTCATCCATTGGACAATATGGCTTGATTTGAATTTCGGTGTTGTGGATGGGTAATTTTACCACCTTAAGAATGGCTGAGATCATTGGGTCACTCCGGCGCATTTCTTCATAAACATCAACCGCTTTTGTTCCCTGTAAATCAGGATTGTAATCATTAAAAAGATAACCTGAATATAGGTCATCTCCACTTTCTCCCAACTCCTTATTTAAATCTCCCTTAGTAACCTGCTTACTTGGCTTGAATGTCTGCGCAATCTGCGATAATGATGATTTGGTTAATTGACTGAAATAACTACCGGCTCGCTGGAAGATATTTTTTTTCATGTGAGGAATTAAAAAACTTTGGTTGATAAATTGTTTTCCGTTGGTCGGTGTTTGACCAACTTATATTCCTCGTTTGTTTTTTTAAACTCTTGGCGGACAGTCTCGACGTCTTTCATTGCTCTGGTCTTGCCGGCTAAAAACATCAATCCATATCTTAAACTGTCGTAATCGTGGTCGTTTCCGTGCGTATCAACATCATCCACATTAGTTTTATCAAATATCAATGACGGGATAGATTCAATGGCGCTAAAACAGTTTTCGGTAAATTTTAATTTAGCTGTTTTCTCTTTCGTGTTTTTATCTTCGTAAACTCGCAAATAATCACGAAATAGATTGGCCCCAACATTACGATCATTGTTACCTGCCAATATTTTTATTCCTGCTTTGCTGAATCCGGCGTCATACATTATTTGACTGGCAGTCTTGCCTGTTTGCTCTGATCGTTTATTGATTAGCGATGGGTCAACTATACATAATCTGATTTGCTCTTCAGGTGTGGAGTGTTTAATTATCAGCCGGACAACATCGTCATATAACAGTTCATTTTTATTAATATTCCTGTATATTATAACATTTTTTTGGTTATTTATCGCCATCCAGTTGATTGATGATGGTGCGCCATATCCATAATCAACCGCCACAATCCGACGGGATATTGATTCGATCGGGATATATGGTTGAATAACATGAATATCACGATCAAACTCGGTAAAGAATTGACCCTCGAATACGTCCCAATTTCCGTCTTTGTATGCTTTTCGTAATTGCTCCGGTAGGTTCTCAAGCGATGACAAATAATCTTCATTATTATAGGCGTTGTCATAATACTTGGCCGGAATAAATGAGTATTCATTAGGGTCTTCATTATCTTTAAACTTCTGATCAATCCATAATCTTTTAACCCAAGCATGTCCGATTGAGCCAGGATTGGTACTAAAAAAAGCATTTGGAATTATTCCCTTGCGACTACTACGCAATGAGGACATCAGCGTCCTGAACTCCAACTCATTCCACTGCGTGAGCTCTTCGATACAAACAAAATCGTATTCAATACCCTGATAGTTCAACACATCTTTGAAGTTTCGGCAATAAGATAGCCTTAATGTTGATCCGTTGATAAATGTTATTTTATTATCTTGTCCGTTGTAGTGATACAACTCGCGCGGGACTTCCATCATAAACGGAATTAGAAAGTTTTCTTTGATTTCCGGCGATGTACGACGTAAAACCAGCCCCCGAACATTGGGAGCTGATAAACATTGCTTTAAGCATTCTGACCGCATGGCGTAAGATTTACCACCGCCTTTAGCCCCGCCAAATAACCTGTATTTATGCGTATCGTCGCTGAAATCTTGTTGCTTGTCCTGGAGATTATATATCACTTCATTTTTCATCTTTTGGTTTGATAAATTCAGATTTTTTTACACCAAATTGAAAAGTAAATTGACCATCGACTTTAGCGTCGATGCTCTGGTCTGGTGCTCCAATAGTATAATCAAGAAATATCTTGCCGGCTGATACATTGTCGTGATTAATAAACAATTTAAACATCTTATCAATTGTCATCAGTACACGCTTGAGTTTGATAATCTTGCCGGTTTTCGGGTCGGTTGCTTCTATTAATTCCGCACCAAAGCGTTTAATTTCTTCTTTTAATGCTTTTATCTCAACATTCTCAGCCTTTGGCTTCGGGCCGGAATTTGGTCTTGCTCCACCTTTTTTCTTTGGTAGTTTTTTAATTTTTTTCTTAGTTTGAATATTCATAATTATTCAATTATTCAATCAAATGTCAATAGCTATTCTCTCTGCCTTGTTCCCTGTATAGTCTTCCCATCTTTTAATTATTACATCGCAGTATTTTTCATCCAGCTCCATTCCGTAGCAAACCCTATTAGTCTTCTCGCAACCGATCAGTGTCGATCCAGAACCAAGAAATAAATCGAGTACTATGTCTTCTTCTTTCGAACTGTTAAATAAAGCAATTTTGATTAGCTCTATTGGTTTTTGAGTTGGATGTTGATAATTTGAATCTCTGCTTAGAGTCCATATAGTAGCCCCCCCCCTTCTCTTGCTTCTCTGCTATCTTTTTTAAATTTGCTTTCAATTTATCTATGCTCCAATTCTCATTCCATACTGTATATTGACATCGGTCTCCATAAAACTTTACCGCTTTTTTTCCATATGTTGCATAAAATATTGGCTCATGCTTCCATCTGTAATCACCCCATCCCATACTCGCAACAGTTTTGTTCCAAATTATTTGATTTTTAACTATTAAATCAGTTTTAACCATGGCTTTTTCAAAAATAATTTGGCTACTGGAACTATGGCATATATAAAAAGGACACGATATTTTACATCCGTTTTTGTATGATGAAAAAATTTTGGAAAGAAAATCGTCAAATTCCGGATCGCTCATATTATCATTCTTAATCGTATTGCTTGTTTCCTTTCCTCGTCCTGAGTAATTGACATTATATGGAGGATCAGTAAAAACCATATCTGCTTTTTTTCCGTCCATTAATTTCTCAACGTGATCAATATTGGTACTATCTCCACACATTAACCTATGTTTTCCCAATTTCCAAATTTGACCAAGTTTGCATATTGGTTCTGGTGCCTCCGGTACGACATCGTCTTGCGGATTATCGCCAAAGTCTTCAATGATATATTGTTCCTCAAGTCCATATCCCTTCAACTCTTCCACCTCATAATTACTACTCAATATATCCATATCCCACGAGCTAAAACCGATATTATCAACGACCACAAACCGCTTCTTCTCTTCTTCCGTCATGTCCCCGCAATCAATCACCCAATTATCATCAATCTCGGTATAACCAAGCTCTATCAATGCCCGCAGGCGCATATTGCCACCAAGCGCGATATTATCGGCTTGTTTATCAATTACAATCGGGCGTAGCCTCATCATCTTCGGGAACTCTTTAATCGACTTGCACAACGCCTCAAATCGTTTGTCTTTTATCGCGCGCGGATTGACCGGATTTAATTTTATATCAGATATTTTAATCATTGATTTAATTTAATACTCAAATTTAAATAATCATCAATCATATTGAAATTAATCAACTGTGACTCAAACCCAAACTCAATTATCTTGACAATATCTTTACATTCTTTTGAACTAAACTCTATATCAAGCTCAGTAGAATGCAAATCTTTCAATTGATTTCTCAATTCTTTCAATTCAATTTCTTTCTTTAAAAATATATCGCTCTTTACTTCATTTTCTTTCGGCTTATTTTGGCTCAAAAATCCGTTAATAAACTCCATTTTCTTTGATAATTCTTCCAATTTTGGGGCATATTCACGGGCCGACTCTTGCACCTTCTTATTGAACCGACTGAATACGCCGGCCATTCTGATTGTCTTGGGTGGGAGTTGATAAACGATGTTCGATATTATTGATAGTTCTCTGACGTTTAATTTCATTTTGTCCTTTTTTACATAAAAAATAGTCAATCCGCCACGAGGAAACGAAACAGATTGACTAATATTATTATAACATTATTTTTCCAGGTGGCTATAATCATTATACCACAAAAAAACAACCTAAATCGTGGATAGGTTGTTTTTTAAATTCTCAATAGCTGAGAAAAATATGAATTACTTATATTGTACTATGTTTTTTTCTAAAATCAATTATCAATCTTTTCATTGATTGATAGTCAATCACGTCGTTGAGAAAAGTGTTTGATGTAAACTCAAATCCATTCTGTGTGACGACCGATGTAAATTGATAGTTGTTGTCTGATAGCCAT